GAAGGAACAGCGATGGGCAAATGGGGATACATCGCCTGAAGATCTGGAACACCTTTTATATGTAAATTTAACTCTTCCTGAAATATTCCGTGATGGCAACAAGGATATCTTTAAATATCTGCCTATTTCAGGTGCAATTATCGGGAAGAGGGTTTGGGTCGCTTATCGGTTTCATCAGAAGTTGGTGAGGTATATTCCTCATCCTGCTGATGTGGATGACAGTGAGTAGTGTTGAAAATAATACAACAGTTTGTTTCTGTACGGGAACAGATAGTGTTTAAATTAAGGTGAAGTACCCCATGGATAAATCCAGGGGTCTTACGTTCGGAAGACAAAGGAATGAATATGATCACATCAGTAAATACGTTTGCGGGTATTGGCGGGTGGAATGTAGCTGAAAAATATCTTGGTATTCGTACACTACTTGCTGCGAACCATAGCGCTCCATCACTGAAAACAAACAAGCTTAACTTTCCTCACACAAAGCAGTGCAACCTCGATATTATGACGTGCGATGAGGACGAGATTGTGGATGCAGATATCATGACGGCAAGCCCTGAGTGCACTAATCATACCAATGCAAACGGCAAAAAGAGAAAGAAGGGGGAAAGTGCCCCATCTCTTCTAGAGTATATGGGGTGGACGGATCGCTCAGAAGATACGTTTGCAGAACTCTCGCGTGAGACAATGCGCGGTGTCCATCGATGGGCAGAGGTAAAGGTGAACCAGGGCAAACCGTTTAAGATGATATTTGTTGAGAATGTGACAGATATTAGGAAGTGGGAAGGTCTCGATAGTTGGTATAAGAGCATGGAAAAATTGGGCTACGAGCACACATCCATTTCCTTTAATAGCCGCTTTGCTCGCCCATTCCCCAAATCAACACCACAAAATAGAGACAGGGCCTATATTGTTTTCTGGCTAGCTGACTTGCCTGCTCCTGATATGGACATTCAGCCTCTTAGTTATTGTAAACGCTGTGAGGCTGAGGTTAATGGTGTCCAGTGCTGGATAAGCAACAAGCCCTTTGGTGACTACGGCGTACAGTACGTCTATCGTTGCCCTCTTTGCAATCGTGAGATTGTCCCGTACTTTACCCCTGCTCAGGATGTGCTAGATTTTTCTCTTCCAACACCAAAAATAGGCGAGCGGATTAAAAAGCCGCTTTGTGAAGAAACAATCAAGAAGATAGAGAAGGGTTTGCGTTGGTATATGCGCCAAGACCATACAAACGACAAACTTAAGGCGTTTCAGTTTACCTACAATAAAAACCCTGTATTCCGACTTTTGAGTGATGTATCTGGGACCTGCACAAAGAAGCACCGGCACGCACTCATCACTCTTCCTGAAGATTGGAATGGTGGACCTGTAAGCGTAGTGGATTGCGGATATAGGATGTTTGTCGTCGATGAGTACAAAAACATTATGGGTTTACCTGACTGGTTTCGCTTTGAATGCTCTCAAGCAGAGACAATTAAGCAGATCGGGTTGGCAGTTACTCCGGCCGCAGCTGTAGAGATACTCAGCCGAGGGATTGTGTCGTTAGGATATGTTGAAGATCCAGATTTAGAGGTTGTGTCGGCATGAAAAGCAATGAAGAAGCTAAGCAGTGGGTTATTAATGGAATGACTTCTTGTACACCCAAAGGATGTGACTTGCCATTTACTGATGTATTATCGGCAAAGTTTATCAAAGAAAAACTTGTAGTAGCTAACGTGAGAATGTTTGATGGGCACTTGGCAGTACTTGAAGTTTCTCAATCCCTGCTTGGAGGCTTTCCAAGTTGGGGATTGTATTGGCGAGAAGATCCTGGCGGCGCTGCGGAGTGCGTTGGGACGAAGTGGAGGCGGGTTGATACGTCTGTGCAGGATGAAAGAGTTGTGCAAGGCGTGTTGTTTTAGTAGAACGTAGAAATAGACGAGCCCCTTTTGCGAGGGGCTTTCTTTATGCCTGGTGATGTAGTGGGTTATTTCTGTTTAGGTTTTTGGTTGATTTCACTGTAAATGTCATCAATAACTGCATGTGTTTTGGACCATAAAGCAATAGCGATGACCGACATGATGAGAAAAACGCACCCTGCAATCCATGAACTATTGAAGATACTTGTGAAAATTCCTAGAAAACTAGTAATAATTGCAATGTATTGGAGGAACAAAAAAGCTCTTGCTCTTAATTGTGGGTCAACCTTTGACGTATGGATTTTATAGATGATAGCCGAATATGCTCCGAGGCAGGGTAGTGAAACTGAAAACATTATCAGGGCAATCAATTGCCATATATTTAGGTTGTTAGTTGCCAGTAGATTTTGTAGAAGCACAAGCGTTGTTGCAAAAAGCGCCCCATTGATAATTAGTGGAAAGGTGACCGTTTCTTCTCCAAATGTCCCTATGTTGTTTGTGTCTTTCAAGTTTTACTCCTCGACCATTGCTGTTATTGACTCTACGGCAGCTATAAGGTTAGCTCGTTGCTCGTCGTTGAGCACTGGCACGATGGCTGTTATGACACTCTGTGCACCTGGCATAATCATATTTATGAACTCAGACACGGCAGCCTCACCACGTTTGCTATTGAGTTCTTTGACATCCTCCTTGCAGTTCTCCCAATCAGGTGTTTTGCCATAGCCTTCACTTTTGAGGTAGTCACGATGGACCTCGTATACTGCTTTCCCTAGTTGGTCACGTAGTTCCGCTTTCATTGTTTCTCCTCGTCCTGCAACGCCTTCACTGCCTCGCAGACAGACGCTGGTATGCGTTGAGCATTCATGTTGTCGTTGATGCTTTGATAATCCGCTGCTATTGGTGGTAGGCTGTACACATAATCAATGATTCCCAAGATTTCATTGAGAGCCTCGTCTCCAAGGTTTTCCCACTGCATGTTCTGCAATCGCTCGATTTTGTGTGGTCTGGTCCGCTCGTTCTCAAGTTCCTGTTTTAACTCTGGAGTGGCGATGACGATGTTCCCATTGCATCCGATCCTTGCCTCTCCATTAAAGTCATAGCGATTATTGTTGTCAAGCAGGATTAGTCCCATGGCTGGCACGATCCTTTTGATGGTGGCAAGCCTTCTTTTGGGCGGGAAGAACTCATAGGTTTCGATGACCTCATCGCCTTCGTGGAGGTATGTTATTATCTGGCTCATATATTCCATACCCGTCTTTGATTTAGCTGTGACTCGATTGGAAGTGCGAGGCTGTAGACCTCCATAATCTTTTGCATCCCGCTGGATTGTAGCCTCTGAATTTCCTCTTCCACGTGTTGCGCTTGTGAAACAGATACAGGATAGTCAGTATAATCGAATGTATCATATACAACTATAACGTGCGTTGCCTGTTCTTGTTGTGCTCTGATGAGCCAACTATGAATATTTTCCCTCGTCGCTGTCATATCGATGTTCCTCTCTATCTACCTTTATAACACACTGCATACCTTGCTCTCTCTGCCTACCCTGATCTGCGATGGTTTACGGTGTTGGCGATGTGAGCAAGGTGTGCTTTGATAGTCTTAGTATAGTTTGACGCCTTCATTGGCTATTTTTTGTGACTCTGCATAGCGGGCAGGCATTGCAATACTGGACCAACCGCCTGCATCTTGTAACACTTTTAGGTTTGTTCCATTGGCTATAGCAAAGGTTACGAAGGCATGACGCCCATCATGTGCTGACGCTCCCTGAATACCAACCTTTTCACATAGGACACGCACGCGGTCAGTGATCGACCGGTCTTTCATTGCGCCTTGAAGTGCGCCACCTTTCCGACTGCCCATCAGAAGATGGGGATTAGGAGTGCACACCTCAAGATATCGTTGAGCTGCTAGATAACTATCCGAGGTTAAACGGTGTGTCTGTTCTTTATGGACTTTGCGTCGATAAAATTTAATGATCTTACTGTCCATATCAAGATTTACACGCTGCAGTTCGGCAATCTCTCCACATCGGAACCCATGATCTAAGAGTAAACACATTAGGAATGCATCACGGCGTCCTTGTGGGCTATCTGGCTGTTGTTTTAATTGTGTTGCCTGAGCTTGTGTTATGGGAATTGGTGTTGCTTTCTTTGCTTTCTCTTTCCGTGTTGGGATGGCAGCCTGTGCACGTTCCTGGTCTGTGTTTATTCCTTCTGTATATTTATAGCCTTCTAAGAGTTTAATTAATCCAATCTCATATTCTGGGATGATACCAGAGAGGGCAGCCAGGGCACAATATTTTTTGACGGTGGAGAGACGAACGTTAATCGATCCAATGGCATAACCCTCTAAACGCTGATACTGAATAAATCCATCGACTAGTCCGTGTGTCATTCCCTTCCATGCCTCTTGTTTGTCCATGAGGTCTTGTGCGCTTCGATCAATGTGCACTCTCCCTAGATAACGAGAAAAGAGTGCAAGGTCTGCTAATTGTCGACGTTTAGTGTTTGGGGCTTTCTTCGACTGATATTTGTTGAAGGCATTTTTTGCTGAATGGGTGTTTGCAAGTTGTGCGACCTCATCAATAGAGGAGAAGACATCAATATCTATTGTCTGTGTCTGAACAATGCGATTATCTGCCATGAACATCCTACTTTCTAAAAATTTCCATAGCCACTGATTTATTTGAATAATCAGAGGCTATTTTTAGTCATTATACACCACCAGATTCTCCATAGCAACACGATATAGTACCTTCAAACATCGAAATATCCTCCACAATAATCTTCGACCTCTCACTACCATACATCGCCTCCACAACTACACACCGCCTTCTCAATGCCACAATCAACGCACATCAATATATTCCTTAGAAGAGCAGTGATTTCGTTGAGTATTCAATATTTCATGGATTTTTGCATTGTCTCAAAATTGGGATGATTAGGTGTAACCATTTTGGCATCTCATGTGTTTACTAGATGAGGTCCCAAAATTGACAATGGTGGCGTTGTAGGCTTTAATGTGGTCAATGATTTTTGTTGATAGCAAGGAGGAGTAATGAGCACAACGATTGACGCAGTATTCTTTTGGGGTTATGCAGAGCCAATTGATGAGGAACAGCAAGACAAAGCAATTGCTGATGCAGAAGAAAACAATGAAGATTATCCTGTAGGTCCATGGGGAGATGCTTATGGGTTGCCAAATGGGATGACATGGGACGAAAAGAAAAAGCTACCTTATGATGTTGGATACTATGGTGTAGGTCGAGGTGGTGGCATCACTGGATACACAGCGTTTTTCCTTGCCATTCGAGAGGCATACTTCGAAGCATCGTGGCATGAGATCCAGGTCATTGATCCAACGAAGCTTATTGCCAAGCCAGAGTGGGATAAAATCCTACAAGATGCTGCGAAAGAGTGGAACATTGATTTAACTGGGCTTACTCCTGGTTGGCATTTAGCGCCATTGTTTTTGCAATGAGGATTACCAATGACAGGTGAAGATAAAACCTGCGAAGTTTGTCCAGAACATCGACGTGCTATTGCCCTTGTCCACGAAGACTTTTCACCAGAAGCACAGCAATGGCTTTGTTGGCAATGCTTCGAAGAACACAAGGACCACATAACTGTCATCGAATACATCAATGCAGATGAGCATTTCAACGATCTCCATAGTGATTCGGAGTATTGGCAACGGATTAAAGCAAGGAAAAGAAAGCGTGATCGAATGAAACTATACCTTTGTAGCATCTGCGGCCGGTGGGAGTTGCTCAATGAAGAAACAGAGATTCTTTGTCAGGTCGATGAAGACCATGGTGTGATGAGCGTTGTAGAAGACAGTGATAGGATCTTTGTTCAGTTCCCTGAGGTCGTTGATGTCATGGGTAAGACGCCGCATCGTGATGCAAAGATCAAGCCGTATGAGGAGTTAGTGAGACAGGTATAGTTCCTCAGTGGTTTTAAGTTCGGCTATACCACTGAGTATATAGCTAGCCTCCTCGAACAGATCTATCGTAGAGATCAACTCCTCGCCATCGAAGATTAGTTAATGCCGTCTATGAGTTGTAGACGGTTTCTTTTTGCCTTTTTCCTCAACCAACCATAGTACTTTCGCTGCAACACGCAAATCACAATGTTTCATCAACGCACGCTACAACGTCACTCATCGTGATACATCATTACACAGGATACTATGCAACATTGTATTACATTGGTATAATGATATGTGTTGATATGAACGATGTTGGCTACGATGATCTGCGATGAAAGGAATGTTGGACATGCAAGTACAAGAAAAGTATCCTGCTACACAGTGTTTTGTAACGTTTGAAGCATGCATGGAGATGTTACAACCGTATGGTGTTGATAGGATGTTAGTCATTGAGATGCTTCAAAATAATCTGCTCGTTGGGTACGAGAAGGTTGGAGATGCCATGGTCCAACTTCGTGCTGGACAGGATGTGGATTACTCGATCTGCTCCCTCAAGGAAAGCGAAGTGCAGCTTTGCCTCGACGCTCTCTATATGCCAAGGATGGCGGAGTACGGCAGTAAGCGTATCTGTTCATGGTATGCGCAGTCATTAATATTTAATGGCGTGTCCATGGAGATGGTTACAGTACACCTGCCCTACGCAGTCAAAGAGCGATACAAATCCTCGACGCATATTGTCGAGCAGTGTCTGGTCAGCTGCATTCAGAGGATCAACAATGCACGGGAGATCGTCTTTCGCACTGAAGATGAGCGACGACAGGCACTGTCACACTATGCATTCCCTGAATATATATCGCATAAAGAAGTTGCCGATATCGTCTCTGATCGCTGCGTAGCGTTCGAGTTATACATTCGACCACGTATCAGTAGCCAGGCTAGGCAACACAACTATTATCCAGTTCGGTATGTAAAGTTGAACCTGCCAGAGTAGAATGCATTGTGCTTATCTGGTATACTAGAGATTCACGAGGGGCATTAGCTCAGTGAGTAGAGCACACGGTTGAAGCCCGTGGTGTCGATAGTTCGAATCTATCATGTCCCACTGCGTCGGGCCGCAAAAAGAGGATAAGCGAAAGATCTTGTTCTATGATGGTTACGATAACACCCAGGACTGGCTCCCTGGCATCTTGCGCAAGGCTGGTGGTGCATAGTGTATACTCAATCCAATGAGTGCTGTAGTACATACCTTGCAAAATAAAAGCACCTGTTCTTCACTGAGCAGGTGCTTTTTAACCTCTACAACGCAAATCCATGCCTCTGAGATCATCGTCAGACCACCTTGCTCAACCATTGCTTGTCATTGCCTCACTACATTCACATTGTTCTCTATGCTTCTCAGAGGCAGATTTGGGATGTTTGTGCTCAATTGCCGGGTTTGCGTTGGTCTGTGAGAATAGGTCAGTGATATCCAAAGTCCCCTAAACAAAAGGCCGCTCTACTCACCTATTGGGGCGGTTTTTTGTTGCCTTCTGTACTATCTGTCGCAGGCGCATTGACTTACTCTCATGTTGCTATTACAATGTACTCATATATACATATCTTGAGGCATTGATATGGTGCAAAATAACTTAAAAGCTGTGTTTGCCGAATATTATCCTCATCTTGCTCCTTTAGCCGATGACCTGGAACGCATATTGACGATTATCCAGGCTACGAACAAAGGATATGGTGACGTTTCATTCTCATCTCGTGGTGTTGATAAAGATGGACACCTTGAGGTTAAATACATCGACTCACAGTTACGGCATTATCGTAAAGAAATTATCTAACCAAATATAATCGACGCGACAGAAACAAATTTGTTCACGGCGTCTCCTTCTAGCATTGCGCTAGTCGGAGACGCTTTTTGTTTATAAGGATGCACATGGACTATATCGTAGATAATATCTATTCCAGCGACAGTAACGAGTGGTATACACCAGTCGAATATATTCGCGCTGTTCGCGCTGTGCTTGGAACGATTGATCTTGATCCAGCCTCATGTGCATTAGCAAATACGGTCGTACAAGCAATCACCTACTACTCGCTAGAGGATGATGGTCTTAACAAGCCTTGGAGTGGACATGTCTATATCAATCCTCCATACGGTCGTGTTGGCACAGATCGACAAAAAGGCCAGACAGAACTATGGATACAGCGATTGATTCAAGAGTTCAATGATGGCACTGTTACCGAGGCTATCCTGCTGGTGAATGCTTATCTCTACAAACAATGGTTTGCTCCTCTCTGGCAGTATCCAATCTGTTTCCCGTCAGGTCGCATATCGTTTTGGAATGCTCAGGGTAAGTCTGGAAGGTCGCCACACTCAAGCGCGTTTGTCTATTTTGGCAATGATACTCAAAAGTTTGTTGATGTCTTTTGTGTGTTTGGTGATGGCATTGTACAGGCATTGAAGTCGTCGCCAGTGGAGCAGATCCCAACGATCTGGGATGAAGAGTTGTATACAAGCATCTCTGGCTAGCTTCGTGCTGGTTGGAGGCGCTTTTTGTTTTGTTTGAGGTACGCATGAGCACTGGATTGCTAACTAATAGCGAAATGAAGTTTCATGAGGTCGCCAATATATTTCCAATGATGTCCTCTGATGAATATCAACAGTTAGTTATTGACGTTAAAGCCAATGGGCTTAAAGAGCCTATTTGGTTATATCAGGATGAAATTATTGATGGGCGTAATAGATATAAAGCTTGTGGTGATGTTGGTGTAGATCCTCGATTTCGTGAATGGGATGGTAACGGTTCGCTGGTTTCCTTTGTGGTGAGCCTCAACCTAAGTAGACGACACCTTACTAGTAGCCAGAAAGCAATGATTGCTCTTGATGTTGAAAAACAATTAGCTGATGAGATTAAAAGAGGCCGTCCTTCGAAAATAGATGCTATAAATGCATTTGCCGATAACAAAGGCGAAATTCCGACAATATTGTCGGAATTTAACAAGGAGTCAGCACATAAGGCGGCGTCTATTACTGGTACCAGCGGCACTTATATAAAAGAAGCTAAGAAGATTGTAGAGCAAGCCCCCGAACTCAAGGAAGCCGTTTTAAGTGGGAAGCTGAATATACCAGAAGCAAAAGCGGTGGCAAAACTATCAGAGACTCAACGTGCAGATGTCCTAAAGGATGTGTCATCAGGCAGTAAAAAAAGCACCAAGAAGGCAATAAAAGATGCAGTGAAGGCTGCCAAGCAAGAGGAAATTGCAGAAATCGATCGAGTTGATGCGATATCAGATCCTGTAGGGGCAGTTGAGCGAATACGTGTTAGGGCGAATCAGACGTGGCAATTAGGTTCTCATCTTCTCTATTGTGGCGATAGCTCCTCTGAGCAATTCATCTCTTTAGCTAAGCAGTATGACATTGCCCTTGCCTTTGCTGATCCTCCATATAATGCTGGGGTCGCTGAATGGGACACTGACTTTTCATGGGAACATGACTACCTGCTTGAACTTGCTCCGATCGTTGCAGTTACTCCCGGCATTGCTGCCATCAAAGATTTCATGTCTCTTACGCGAATGTCTTATAAGTGGTCTATGTCCTATTGGATTGACAATGGCATGACGCGTGGCGCTATCGGTTTTGGAAATTGGATCTACGTGGCTCTGTTCTCTAGTGGATCAATCTATCGAAACGGGCAAGACTTTTGCAAGGTGAGCGTTTCAAGCAATGACCGTGACAACCTCGAACATAAAGGACGCAAGCCCTTGTCTATGATGCTGCATTTTATTAAACTCTTCTCTCTTGAAGGCGAGCGTGTTATTGATCCTTTTCTGGGTACGGGCTCTACGTTGATTGTGTGCGAGCAGACCAAGCGGCAATGTATTGGCGCTGAAAGTAATCCTGCGTATTGTGAGTCGATTATCAGGCGTTGGGAGAAGGTTTCAGGGATGAAAGCAGAGGTGTTGTTGTGACAGTATTGCGTACTCCCTATTCTTTGAGCAATCAAGAATTTTCTGACAAGGCGCATAAACGGGCCAGGATTGATATTTACCCTAATTTGTTTGGTGTTGAGTCTAATCAAATTCACTACATCGAGTTGGCTAATGCCCAGGAGCGTGATTATAACCAAGGCATTGATAAATCTCTATCGGTATCGGTGCCAGGATTTCATGGCAATTTAGGTATAACTACACAGGAGCGATTTAGACGGATTAAATTTGCACCTTTTCAAGATATAACCCTCACTGAGTTTAATCGCAATAGCGGCATGCTAGGTGAACTATATAAGATTGAGGCTGATTTGATGGTGTATGGCTATTATAATTCGATTACTGATAGCTTTGTAGATGCAATTGGTGTTTGGGTACCTCTACTAAAGGCGAATATCGCCCAGGGAAAGCTTAATCATTCAACCGGCTTAAATCCTCGTTCTAATCAGGATTTTATCTGCTTTAAGTTTTGTGAACTTGAGAAATTGAATGGTGTTGTTGCTTTTCGAAAGAAATGGATGGCTTCAGCATGAGTGAGAAAGCGCGACTGTTTCTTCTGACGTGGGACAACTCAAAACTACCGGTCAAGAACCCAGATGATCGCTATGGCAAGATTGAAACTGAAGGTGCGCACTTTGCTAATGGTGCCGTCGCCATTGCTCATCCTGTATGCGTCTGGGAATCGATGACTGACATGAAACTGCATTTTCAATGGCACGGCAATTGCTCAATTACGTGGGAAGATGGACAGATCGAGGAGATTAAGCCAGCATCGAACAGCGTCTCACCCTGGCGTAAACGCTACAGCGCGGCGCACTGATATGGATGACATCATTGCTGTGCTACGACTATTCAGTGTTCTGTCATTACTTTGTGCCCTGGCATGGTCATTGTATTTCGCGCTGACGAGGCTTTGTTGCAATGAGAAACAAGGAGAGCTATGAAGTTGACAGTGAATCCAGCAATCAACGTTGAGACGATCCCTCATGATCATAGTTTCATTGTCTCCACCGATGAGGCAGTGATTATTCGATGTACCTATTGTGGGCATATCAAGGACATGATGTGTTTCATGCAGTCCTTGCCAATCAGTTATGCGCCCAATGGGCTTCGCTGGTGCACGTGTAATAGCAAAGAAAATGCGCCGAACACTGGTGGGGATGTCAGAAAAGTCCTTTCTGAATTATATATTGCTATTCGCGCTTCAAAGACTGTCGATGAAGCATGTGGCATTTTGTTGAGACGTGCAGAAATAGAGCAATCATAGAGGTAGGCATTAACGTTTGAGGAAGAGACTAGCGCGATTTCATGGGCAGCGACGGGTATTTTATGGAGTATTTACTTGCTACAGCACTACTCGTGGACGCCTGTATATGCTGGTTGAGCGTGTACGCGATGAGCAAGGTCGTCACATCACACAACATGCTTGGATCTTATTGCGTACGGTCACTGTAAAGCTTGTCTGTGGTGATGAGATTCGATTTAGTGCGGAGATAGAATTGTATACAAAAGGCCCGCGTCGGCATCGTGTGCAGGATTATGGGTTTTGTAAACCCGCAAATATTGAGCATATCAGATAATTTGAGGCAGAGCAGGAAGCATAGATGAGTGAAGAGCAACAGAACAGGAGTACAGAATTCGACACATTCGACACGCTCAACGTGCATATAGAGAACTTGACCCCTAAACAAAAGAAATTCCTCAAAGCTTATGGAGAGTGCGGTGTTGTTAAGCGTGCATGTCAATTTGCTAAAATTCATCGCACAACATTTTATGTGTGGCGGGATCGTGATGAAGGTTTCAAAGCTTGCTTGCCTTTCTTTGAAGAAGATGCAAATGACACGCTTGAATATGCTGCGTATGTGCAAAGTGTTCTTGGTACAGAGGAGCCTGCCGTGAGTATGGGGCAACTTGTTTATGAATATGAACCTGTTATTGAAAATGGGGAGCCTAAATTAGATAGTAAAGGCAAGCCCGTCATGAAACGCGGCAAGCAAACGATAATTAAGAAGTATAGCCCTCAGCTCCTTATTACTCTCCTCAAAGCTCGCATGCCAGAAAAATACAAAGACAAACAGCAAGTGGAACACTCTGGAACGATTGACGTTGGTGGAGCCAAAGAATTATTGATGCAGCGATTAGAGCGAATGCGAGGGGAACTCAATGAATAGCCTCGCAGAAGAATTTGCGCGTCTTCCAGTAAGTGACTTTACTGACATTACCGATGAAGATGCTGCTGCGCTACTCTATGACTGGGATACATGGGCACGGGAAAAACAAAAAACACCTTCGGGTGATTGGACGATTTGGTTGATATGCGCGGGCAGAGGTTATGGCAAAACGAAAAGTGGTGCTGAATATATACGTGGTGAGGCTGAGTCCGGTCGGAGTGGACGCATAGCTCTTGTAGGACGCACGGTTGCTGATGTACGAGACGTAATGGTTGAAGGTGAATCTGGCATTTTAGCTTGTTCTCCTCCGTGGTTTCGCCCAAAATATGAACCATCAAAACGTCGTCTGACCTGGCCCAATGGTGCAATTGCAACTACATACAGCGCTGATCAGCCAGACCTTTTGCGTGGACCACAACATGATGGTTTCTGGGCTGATGAAGTTGCTGCGTGGCAATATGAGGATGCGTGGGACCAACTTATGTTCGGTTTGCGCTTAGGTAAAAAACCTCGTGGTGTTGCAACAACTACACCACGTCCAACACGACTCATTAAGCGATTGCTCAAAGATAAAAATGTGCATGTTACCACTGGTACCACGTTTGAAAATCAGGCAAACTTGGCTCCAACATTTTTTGATCAAGTAGTAGGGCGTTATCAATCAACCCGTTTGGGATTACAGGAATTATATGCTCAGTTGCTCGATGACGCACAAGGTGCTTTATGGAAACGCGAGGATATGATTGAGGCTCATCGTGTAACTGAGCATCCAGATCTTGTACGCATTGTTGTTGCTGTTGACCCTGCTACTGCTGATCCATCTAATAAATCGAATGAGGAGAATGAGAGTACTGCTGAGACAGGTATTGTTGTTGCAGGAATAGATGCAAACGGACATGGTTATGTGCTAGATGATAAGTCTTTGCAAGCATCACCATTAACATGGGCAACAGAAGCAGTCACTGCTTATAAAAAATACAGAGCCGATCGTATTGTCGGTGAACAGAATAATGGTGGTGCTCTTGTCGAGTCTAATATTCGCACAGTTGATCGCAAGGTTTCTTACTCTCCTGTTTGGGCAAGTCGTGGCAAATATACACGAGCAGAACCAATTGCTAGTTTTTATGAACAAGGCAAGGTTCATCATGTTGGAATGTTTTCTCTTCTTGAAGATCAAATGTGCCAATGGGAGCCATTAACTGGTCAGAAGTCTCCTGATCGGCTTGATGCTCTTGTTTGGGCATTAACAATGCTTATGGGAACCAAGGGACAATCTCCTAATGATCACCTCAACACACTTAAAGGCATGATGCCAAAGAAACCTGCACCTAAAGGAGTAACGCGATGACCGAAGCAAGACAAAAACAATTGCTCTCTATTTACATTCGCAACCATATGGGAGGATCAGGCGCAATATTTAGCCCATTTGATGGCTTAGATCTCTCCTACAACCAGGAAGGCACACTCTGCAAAGTTGCACCAGGGACGAACTATGGAGAGACAACGCATATACTGTTGGTTCATCAATCAGAGCTTATCAATGCCAGCGATGAAGAGATGTGGGGCGTCGTGATGGAAGGCAAGCCAATCATACGCGATGAGTCAGAGCTTGAGATGGCAGTTACTGCTGAGAAGAAACCGGCTACGAGGAAAAAGAAATGAGTCGCTCCAATAAACATAGAAAGCGTCAGGTTGTAGAGCGTGCATCGATGCCTATGCAGCAAATTGGCTCAAACATGATGATGATCCCTGAAAGCATGATGCAAGCTATTTATATGCAGCAGTCGCCACAGAAGAATACGCAAGGCGAGTCGATGCTGCCGGGTGCGCCACTAGAACCATATAAAGGTATTATGCCTGCGGCGGGTCCAAGGGGTTGGAATTTTCCTATTGGATGGAATATTGGTCGTCAGTCCCGTTCATCAAATGATCAGGAAGTACCCACGTTCCAGCAGTTGCGTACGCTAGCCAGATCATTTGATGGTATCCAGATATGTGAACGTGTCTGGATGGATCTTATTGGCAAAGTGCAGATGGTTATCAAACCGCGTCCTGATCTTGTGACTATTGGTGATGACGAAGGGAACAGCAAGTATCAAAAAGACATTACCAAGTACATGAAGTTTTTTGAGAAGCCAGATCGACAACATTATTTACATGAATGGCTGCGTATGGCCATCACTGACCAATTAGAGATAGACGCTCTCGCTATTTATATGCATCCAGCTCGTGACGGTTCACTCTATGCGATGGAAATAGTTGATGGAACAACGGTGAAGCCACTTTTGGATGATCGTGGACGGCAACCAGATCCACCATACCCGGCCTATCAACAATATCTCTATGGTGGTTTGCCTGGTGCATGGTTGACCTCGCAACAGATGCTCTATGTGCGAGAGTCCCCACGGTCTGATAGTCCCTACGGTATTAGCCGCGTCGAGCGCATCATTAACCGTGTGAACCAGGCGCTCCGCAAACAACAGAAAGATCTTGCACGCTATACTGATGGCAACATCCCCGCAGGTATCCTTGAATTGCCTCCTGGTGACACTGAATGGACCTCTGATCAGGTTGCAGCTTATCAACAAATGTTTGATGCTCTCCTCGCTGGAAACGATGCTTATCGTAGCCGTATCAAGGTCATGCCGCCGGGTACTCAATACACTGATACCGATGAAAAAGAGATGGTCGTTGAATTTGATAAGTTCCTGTTGAACATCGCTGTAGCAGACTTTGGCCTGAGCATGGCTGACCTTTCCTTTACTGAAGATGTCAACAAGTCCAGCGGTGATTCTCAGGAGAACATGACTATTCGGCGTACGGTATTGCCGATGCTCAATACTTACGGCACAATCTTTACACAGGTTATCAAGGACTATTTTGATGATGATCGTTTTATTGTTGGTTGGACCGGGTATGAAGAGCCCACCGATTTAGAAATGCAAGCCAACGCCTACAAAACGATGATTTCTTCTTATGTGATCTCGCCATCAGACGCTGCACGCGCCATGCATCAACCTGTCTCATGTGAGATACCAATCTTTTACCCAACGGCAAATGGGCCAATCTTCTTTGAGGATCTCCTTGATCCACAACGCCGTCAAGCACAAAATGATGCACAGATGGCCGGTTTCCAGATGGCGGCACAAAATCCTGGTGGGCAAAAACAAATTGGTGAGGGTGGGAATGAAGAAAATAACAATTCTGATTCCAAAAAGGCAGCGAGCACAGTTCAAAAAGATCAAAATAAAGATGATCCTGAAGAAAAGTCTGACACAACAGGAGATAAACAGCCTGGTAGCGCCAACAAAGCTAATGGTGGAAGTGATGATGCCACTGGAGAGCAAACTAAACGCTCTGTAGAGCCTACACCTGTGCAAACTGGCATTATGGTAGCGTTCATGATTGACCCTCACACTGCTGCTCAGATGGCAGTGCCAAACGGGGAGCCTGCAAATGATCTTCATGTGACATTGGCCTACATGGGTAGAGTTGACAGTGAGACAGCCTCTGGCAAATTGCATCCATCCCGAACAATTGAAACCCTCAAGTCAGTCCTTTCGACTTTTGCAAATAACAACAATCCTCTACAGGGCAGCATCGGTGGTTTGGCCCGTTTTGCAGCATCGGAGTCCAGTGATTATATGTCACCAATCATTGCTCTAATCAATGCACCTGGGCTTCAAGCATGGAGACAGCGACTGGTTAATATGCTTGATATTGCCGGTTATGCTGTTGCAAATAACTTTGAATATACACCACATACAACGCTTATCTATATTGACGAAGATAAACCAATGCCATCCTATGTTCTCCCTGGTGTGCAATTAAACTTTGATACACTATGTCTAGCCATTGGTGATGATCGATATTTCTTTCCGATTGGCTCAACACCACCACACAATGAAAGCGAGATCCGCAATGAAACAACTATGGAAGAAGAACCATCCTCCACAAACGCAAGCACAAACCCAACACGAGGAGATATCAACCCTGAAAGCAAGGATAGCAAACTTAGAGACAGCACTGGCAACACCCAAACAGCAACCCGAACTGCTATCCACGCTGAACTCAAGCGCTGGCGTACATGTGCCTTGCGCGATCAACGCGGTGGACGGCGTGGTCTACGTGCCTTTGAAAGCGATATTCTCCCTGTGGCAACAAGAGACAGCATCACAAATAGCCTCGCAAACGGGAATATCACGCAGGAAGAAATCAAGTCCATCTTCCAAAGAGCAGGCGACGCAATAGAGGAGTCCCCTGATTTTTTAGCGATAGCCTCTCTAGCAGGGGCGTCTCAAAACAGCCAGCAAAATGGCGTCCTCCCAGCAAAGAGCAAGTTGCTGTGGAGCAGCGCCTCTCAGCGTTAATCAGAGCGTTTCTACGCGCTGGTACACCATCAATGCATAAACCATACTTCACCGTCTCACAGCATGCTAAGGATGAGCTTATAGACGCCATTGCAAAGCTATTAGAGCAGGGACAAAACATTGGGACACTACATGCTCAAGCAATGGTAGGCAAAGAGGATCGTGGTGTGCTTGGAGGCGTCAAGAATATCATTGCCAGGGCAAAGGACATCGTTGATGGCATTATTGACCATGTGCGCGATGCTCTTGAT